ACTCAAGTATATCGTAGCATCCTGGCAGTGTGTAGGATTCAATAAGAGCATCAGATGCCCACTGTTCTACATTCAGGTTTAGAGATGGCTTTGATTCGTACCTTGCGGTATGATACTTGCTGTATCTTGAAAGCAAAGCCATACGGTCTTTGCGTTCAGCCATTACTTTTCTTCAGCCTCGGATTGTGCTTCTAAAATCTTGGCAGTTAGTTTGTCTTCAACAAACTTGTACACACGCTCAAAAGCCTGATCTGTATTCTCTCCATCACGCTTTGAGTCTACAACACCAAGGTCAAGTCTTAGTGATTGAAAATTTCCTAGATTAAGTGTGTATCCCAGTGTAACGGATACTTTTGTTGGTTCATTTGTTACTACATATCCTGAATCGTTTTGCATTTTATACCCTTCGTTAAATAGATTCGCCCCAAATGGGAACAAACCGTCCATCTTCTGTTCTCGTATATGTAAGTATACCATCGCCCATCCTGCGTGTCAACTCTTGCTTGCTGGGCGTAATATCATTAGTTATTAATTTATCTTTTCTTGGTCTACCAATATGGTATGAAGCAAGTATATCACGTATCTCTCTGACTTGCGATTCTGAGTAATACGATCTTACTTGAAATCCTCTTGCTCCACCCTTTTGAGATCCCGTTGGAAAAGGAATGACTCTTCGTTTCATTAGTGATGGCATATATTTTTTATGACGATTAACTAAATCAGCAGTCTGCCCTACAGTGTATGCCCGTTCTCTTTTATTTTTAAAATCACTAATTAAACAACTTTCAATCTGATCTTTTGTGATATTGTAAACAGACATAATCCCATTAGACTTGTTGAGGTGATGGACTCTTACTAAGTCTCCATTTAAGAACCAGACTTTTTTATTCCCTTGAATTACAGGGAGGACATTGTAGCCTTCGCTCTCAATTGTTCCCTTTTTAATAGCCATCGGCCCTCCTGAGAATTGCTTGGTGGATGAAAGAATGCTCGTGCTCCACAAGACATACAGTACATTTCTAAATTGTTTATTTCGGTATACTGTCTGTCTATAAACATTCTACCTTTACATTTTTTACAAAAAATCATCAGTTGGGTATACCTATTGCAATAAGGTTAACGCCAACACTTGAAACTCCACCAACATTAAACTTGACTGATCCTTCTATGCTTGAGGTAGTTACGCTAGAAAGGGTGACAACAACATCATTTCCTGCAGTAGAGGCAATTGCATTGTTCACTGGGGTTGCTGTTACGATTGGAGTAAACTTAAATTCAGTTGGAAAAGAATAGGAAAATGGAAGTGCTGACCCAGCAGTCTGGGTTTCACCATTTGTAACTCTAACATAACCACCGATAACTCTTGCCTCTGAAGTCTTGACACTCTGCTTGCCTGCATTGGGAGTGTCTACTGTTACATACTTATTTATAGATGTAGAAGCCTGAGTTGACAAATCATTAACAGCCTTAACAATCTGATAAATGTAGGTTACATCTAAGGGCTGTCCTCGTTCTGGTACAGGTAAAATTGCCATAATATAATTATACCAGACTCTCAGTTCCAGAATCGTAAATCTGTAGCCCTACATTTATCTTTGGGTTAATTGAAGATACCTGAACAATAGCACGAACGGAGGTTGTTCCAGTTTTTAAAAATGAATAACTTGTAGATCCAGTTGTTGCTTTATATGTTGGTTCAGCAGAGTCAAACCCAACAAAAACATCATATAGCAATTGTGTAGAAGTGTTGCCAGGATCCCAACTGAGAATCAGAGTGTTTCCTAGTTGTCTTAGGTCTCCAGTTCCATCCTCAACCTGCTCTGATTGAGTAAAAACTATTGGAGAATAGGCAGACTTTCTGTTCTTATCTTCTGCAACTATTCTAAATCTTAAAACAGTTTTATTATTTTCTGTCACTTTTCCTAGTGATTGCTTTTTAATAATAATATTTTTAATTCCAGGGTCTGGTGTAATTGCCATTGTTAAACATCCAATGCAAATCTAAACTCAATATAGTTTGTTGTGTTTGCTGATTTAATAATTGGTCTAGACTGTACATTTTTAATTACAGAGTACCCAGTCATTCCATAGAGAGAGTTTGTTGCTGTATTATTTTCAACCCTCAGAGCATCCAGACAAACATAATAGGAATCAGATGGAAGATTGTTTTTAGTAATAGTGGCATAAATCTTTGCTGTTTTAACTTCTGACCAACTAAATCTCAAACTCTTGTCTAACTCTTGAAAAGTTTTGTTTACTACGACGTATCTATTGTTTTCAAAATCATGAGAGTTTACAGACGTCCCATTGTCGTATCCTGTATCATCAATGTCTACTTGAAACTTTGCATACTGTATGCTTGAGTTTGCTCCAGGGTGAGAAAACTCTAAAAGTATTTTAACGTTGTCTGGAACAGTTAGAGAGTTTGCAGTCTTGTTAGCAATAGAAAATGCAAGACGAAGTTCATCTAATGGGCTATTCTTTGTAAAATCTATAGATGTAGGATCTAATATAATGTAGTCTGAACCAGTTAGAGGAACCATGCTTCCTTGTGGGTTATAGCCAAGGCTCGATGTGTCGCCTCTCATTGCAATAATGTTATTTAAAAATCTACATCTTTCATTTCTAGCAACTCTGTCTTCGTCTGTAAAAATTCTATTGTCTGCATTTGTTGCAAAAACTTTTGGTGTCTGAATAATATTTCCAGTATTTGTTTCTCCATCTAGCGGAGCATTTTGTACAAAAATATTAGTAGGAGATTCTCCATCAATACTGTATCGCCAGTTGTCGGTGTCTGAAAAAGAATAAACAACTCTGCTATCGAATGCTCCTGCTACTGGGTTTGATGCTGCAGAAAATATACCTACCTCTGTAATTTCATATCTTTCTTGAGTTGGAAGTTCTGCAGTTAGAACAACCTTTGATATTCCGTCCTCATCAACAAAGCCTCTAGAAACAATAGGCATGCGGATCATTTCAAACTCTAGGGATTCTCTATTTTTCATTGCCAGTAACTCGGCAGGACTAAATGTGTAGTCAGATGCCACTGGATTTGTTCCACACCCTATAGCGATGTGAGATGCATAAGATGTTGTCTGTCCAACAAGGTACTTTGCTAAGATATTTTTGCCTACATTAGTTATCATTGATTGCTCCCTTAGTACATTGTATCATCAAAAGTACCTCCAGCAGTTAAGATTTCAACCTCTACCTGCTCATTTTCTTTTATGTTTATTAGATTAATTACAAGGTCTCCGCTTATTGGATCGATGTATATTGCTTTGCCATTATAGACCTTTACTCTTTTTGTTAAGTCTGGGTTGGTTCCAACCAAGTCATATCCGTTGCCATACCTTGGAAGGTAATTAGCAAGAGTTATAGCCAAGGAATTAAAAAATGAGTCTGCAGACTGAAGCCTTAATACGTTATTTGGATTATACTGCAGATAAAGATCTGTTAAGTTTTTAATTGGTGCATAGATTACTGTCTGACCATTTACCAAATCGTGTCTAGATATCGTTGCAAGTTCAAACCCACCTATATCTTCAAAGATAAGGTCTGTCATTATTTCAATAGCAACAGCCTGCTCTCCAAATATAAGAAGATCAGGTGTTGCAATTTTTACAGAATCAGATGTGCTTGTCTTGGCTGGGGATGGAATCCCTGCTGTTGCTGGCATGCTTGTATCTGCCATTAGATCACCTCACTTAAGAACAATTGCATTTCTGGGCCGTTGGAAGTTCTTGAAAAGTCAATGTTGTATACAACAAATCGGTTAGATGAATTTGCTGCAATGTCTATTCCATTTTCTTTATAGTCTAAAGTTACTATATCTCCAAGTTGAATAGTTGGGATAGAGAATATCTTAACTCCTAAAGACTTTCTTGGTTTTGATATTTTTGTAACAATCCACTTCATCAACTCTGATGCTTCATCTTGTGACTGAATATAGGCTGCGTCTAAAGAAAAATCTTTTTTGCCGTGTTGCATTCTGCTAAACTTGATATCTTCATAGTCTAGTTTAAACTTGAACGGATTTGAAATTAACTTATCTGCAACAAACTTTGGATCTGACATAAGACTATTCTTTGTAAAATATTGATCAACTGTCAAAGTATTGTTTGACTGCTGAGTAAAAGTAATTCCCTGAATTCTTAAATAGTTTCCACTAGTCTCATCTAGGTTGAGGGCAGTGTCTGTTGCATTAAACACCAAGAACTCTGCTCCGTAGGATCCTGCCCTGAAGCCAGAGATAACAAAACCTTTTATATTATTAAAGGTAGGAGAAATTTTTGCAGTAAGGGCTGGGAAGGCCTTGTCATATCTAAAACTAAATTCTGCTACTTCTCGCATTATGCTTCCAAATTCTTCAAAATAAATATTGTATTTTGGTGGCTCTGAAGATCCAATTCCAGTAAGGTAGGTATTTTGGATAAGACCACTTAAGGCATACTTTCTAAAAGAATTGCTTGCATCAATATCAGAGTCTGCAAAAACAGAGTTAGCGATTGTGCCCAAAGAGAATGATGTATTTTGAGAGTAGTTGTTGGACAAGGCATAGACATTCTCAAACATTGCTCTTGAGGAACCTCTAGTAAATAGGGCAATATCAGAGTACTCTGGTAGCGGATCTGGATCATCCACTGTCTTTACCATGGTTCCGTTTATGTATAGGTAGAATCTTCTTATCTTTCCTATGTTCTCATACTCAACTGCTAAATCATATACCGTCGGATTTTCTTCAGCAAACAGTCTTGACTGTCCAGTGAACCTACCATCATCTACAATAATTTTAGCCAGACCCTTGTATAGGGGGACTGGAATTGCTTTACCAGCATCAGATTTAACCTTATAGAATAAAACATTTTGAACATTTTGCTTTTCTCTTTCTGACAACTTGTTCAAACCAAGTGCTGCAATTTCAAAGTAATACCCTACATTTGTGGTTGGATTTAGCATTACTGCTATTCCAGCAGAACCTCCAGAGATTGTAACATTCTTGTCTGGTGTAGATCCATTTACAACATAGTATGCTGCTGCGCCATTGGCAGTTTGACCTCTGTCTTGATTGTTTTCTATTTTACCAATTAGTCTAACTCTTGTACCAAAGTGCTTGTATTTTTTATCTGTTAGAGGCTTGTGAACATAAGATATAAAATCTCTTGGCTTATCTTTTGTTGTAAAATTTGGACCAGTCAAAGAGAATGCTGATGACTGCACAGAGCCAGGAACTTGTTGAGTCTTTGTGGTTATTTCTCCTGTTAAAGAAGTTGATAAGAAATTTTTGATAAGTCCTGTTCTTGTTGAAGTTCTTGCTAGGGCATCTGATGAAATGCCAGTGATTAATGTCTTTCCTGCTGATGCAACAGTGGTTACTGGAGAATCAGTTTTTGTTTCAAACAAATATTCTGAGGCCATAGAGCACCCCTTTACGTTGTCATCAGATTTCCAGTAATCAGATATTCCAGCAGAATGTTCTACAACTGTTGTTCCAAACTGACCACGACCATGCTTTGCTACTGGGCCATTCTTAAGTTTGATAACTCCCTCTTGCTCAAAGTAATTAGGCACAGAGTAAATTCTTACAAGACCAGTAGGATAGATCTTTCCATTAAATGGCAACTTAGAGAAATAATTCTGGTACTCTTCAACGGACGAGATCCAAACATTGCCAAACCCAGTAACATTATATTGAACTGCGTCATATTTAATTACCTCTC